CAAAAGCATCTGCAAGGGTTTTACCAAAGCCTAAAGCTGCTTGCTCAGATAAATTGATAATCTCTGCATTTGGATGCCCAGCATAAAAATAAAGATTCTTGGTGTCTGAATCTATAAATATTTGTGCTTGTAAATTAACAAAGGTGGTTTCTAAATTGAGACTTAAAAAGCTTACAAGTTCATCACGGATTGGTGCTATAACTTGATTTTGTACTTCAAGACCAACATCCGTGGTGCTAGTAACTAATGAAGGGGCTGAGTTTTGTGCTAGTTCAACTGATGCTGATACTTCTTGACTCTGTATAGATACTTGTAGATCTATAAATTCTACAACTAATCTTATAGCCATTAGTCAAAGTCATCTCTCACATTAAACTTAATTAGATCGTTTACTGTTTGAATATTGCCATCGGATTTGGTGATTTCTATTTCTCCCTCGTAAAACCCTGCTTCGGTAAAGGTGGTATTAGTGAAAGCCATAGCACACTTACCGTTAGATGCATCAGTATTTGATGCTGTAATAGTTGCTAAAATAACTGTAGTACCAATCTTTCTAATTCTTACTCTTGTTGTAGCTCCCGTTAAATTAATAGGAGCAAAGGTAGCTGGATCTTCTGGATTTAAAGTTTGTCCAGATGCAGCAGTATTAGAGTCTCTGAGAGTAAAATTCAACTCTGGATGCGTATCACCAACTACTACTTTGATTGTTGTTGAATATGCCATTATGCAAACTCCTGATATTTAATAGTTAAAGGAGCACCAACTAAACCGTACTTGGTCTTTCTTACAGCTTGTGCTTCACCTTTATCATACATTCTTTTGTTCAAGTCGGCTGCCTGGACATCACTCCAAGGGCTATCTTTCATCATTTGTAGCCTGTACAAAGCACCATGCACTATAGTCTCTTGATACTCATTAACAATTATATTGGGTATTGTTGTTGCTGTAGCTGTTGGTTTTAGACTATACAAAGCATAAAGAGAATAATTTTGGTTGGGTGTGGGTGCGATTAAAATCGTCTCTTGATCTTTTTGTGAATAATATTTTGGTTTACCACTGCCATATAAATCAAATAAAGATGGCTTACCTATTAAAGATTTTGGCTCAAGCCTAGATAGACTTTTTTCAGACAACTGAACTGTAGACTCACCAACTTCACAAAAGAAGTCTAATATATGGTTCAGCTCTGCACCAACAGGAATATCTAGGTCAGCTGACTCATACTCATTGATACCAGTTACAGTTTGAAATAAAGATAGGTCAGCTAAATAGATATCGGTATTGATACAAAAATCAGTAATGGTGTTGCGTAGCTCTTCAATAGCAATAAAAGATGGACAACTAGGCGCTTCTCTTTTAACCTTCGGTACTAATGATTCTATCTTTTTTGCTACTGCCATTATTCATTACTGTGCTGGTGTTGCTGGTCTTGGGGTAGACCCAGCATCAACTTGATTTTTTACTCCTAGTGAGTTTTGAAATGATTGTAAATACATAGCAGATCTTTGCATATCGCCAGCATACTCCGTGTCTTTTTGATAGGCTCTATACAGCATAAAGTCTAAGATTGCATTAGCGTAAACATCGTCTAGAGATATCACGGTAGTATCAGAAGTAAAATTACTGATAGTTATATCTCCAGGGGCTGAACTATAAACAATGCTTATAGTAGCACTGGAGGATGTGGTGTGCGGATACACATAAAATATCTTTGGGTCCATTGGATCATAGACATAATGTTCTACATTAGTTCCTGTGGTGCCATACCAGTCTTCTATCTGATCGTCTAACACTCTTCTTTCTATATTCGTTATAGGTTTGGTAGTAGGTGATGCGTTCTTATAGATAGACAATAAGCGTAAAGCTGCACTAGGAAGTGTCTGCTTTGCCGCATTAGCAGCTAGAGTAAATGATGCATTGACTGGATTGGCATCTGGTCTAAATAAGACTACCTCCCTTTGTCCATCATTAAGATAATTTAATAGTGTTTGTTGCGACCACCTGACATTAGTATTGTCCTGGAGGATCTCTTCAGCTCTATTAATTAAATCTACTGCCTTTACAGTTGCCATTTACAGTCCTAATTGTTCCTTTTGATCTTTACTTAAAGATTTCTTATCGTAGATAAAGTTCCAAAAATCAGCTCTGTGCATAGGGTTCCATTCAACAATTTTACCGTGCTCACTCACTGAATACAGTGGATCTTTACTTGGACTGTCTTCTACGACATCCTCAACAGGTGCAGAGGAATCTAATGATGCAAGCTGTGTTTTGAGATCTGCGAGCTTGTCTTTTGGGTTAAGAGCTACATTATGTTTCTCTTGTGCTAGTTGTACTATTTGATCTTTTGTCATTTGTTACTCCTTCAGGGTGTATGCTCTAAAGATATCACAATTATGTGATGCTTGTGAACTAAAAAAGGGGGAGCCGAAGCTCCCCACAAAAGTCAATATTAAGCAAACTTAAGCTTAAATTCGCCTATCGCTGTTGGAAGTACAACTTTGTACCCGTAAACAGCTAGTCCTCTAACGCCATCACCGAAAGAAGACTCAAGTCTTACTGATTCAGTGTTAGTCATTTGAGAAGCATAAGCAATAGCTTTTGGATGTCCATATAACCCTGATGTTACACCAGATGCTGTAGCTAGGTTATTGGAAACATACATATTGAACCTATCAACCTGACCAATAAAGCCATTTCTTAATGGTGAAACATTGTCACCTGTTAAGTAAGCTTGTCTTAGTTCAGACTGTTTCAATAGAGAAGCTGCCGCTGGACTAATAATCATATACCTGTTGTCTTCAGGAATATTATTTTCATCCAATGTTTGACCAGCGTTCAAAATGAAACCGAGAATGTTCGATGAAGTTACATTTGCAGGCGTTGCGTTCACATCTGTTAAAGATGATCCAGCTGCTACATTTGCAAAAACATCAGCCTCAATAGCGATCTTCATGTTTTGAGCTGCATCATTTGCTGCTTCATTCATGAAATCAATATCGGCTTGTTCTCTTAAAATATCGTCAACTTTAAAAGCGTAGCTTTTAGCCTTGTCGATGTTAAGTTCAATAGTACCAGAAGTAACATCAGCATAGGATAGAGATCCTGTGTAGTCTGCAACTGTGACAGCTGGGACTGATCTAATGTTAACTTTGTTACCTAACCCTGAAATTTCTCCTTCGTACTCGTTAGTTGTTACTTCGGACAGCATGGTCTGAGCGTAAAACTTAGCTTGTAACTTTTTAGAGAAAATTTCAGGTATAAAGTGTTGCTCACCGCTTGCGAAACTAAAACTTCCGCTTGAAGATGAATATGCCATTTTAAATACCTCTTAAAATAATAAAAAAGTTTATCTTAAGTAGTAAGAACTATGGTTTGACTCTTCCTTCGGAGGTAGCTAAATCAATTTCTTTTTCTAGCTTTGCGTACTGTTTATCAGTCAGCTTTCCGATTTCCCGAGCAGTCCATTGTTTTTTACTACCACTCACATTTTGTTTCCTGGCTTTGGAGAGTGAAGGTTCAACATTTTGTTTCGCCTTTTCTACCAAGTCCTTTTTAGAAACTTTTTTGGAATCTAAGCCTAGGTTTTCCTTGTATCTAGATAAAAGTTCTACGACATCTTTTGCATCTCCTTCGCTAGCTGCTGTTTGCCACATATTAGATTGTCTACCTAACCAGAGCGAAAAATCTTCACTTCCTGATACAGCCTTCCAATCTGGATGGGCTTGAGCAATAGCATCGAAATGCTTTTTATCTGCTTCATCTTTTTGAGCTTTCAAAACCTCGTCTGTAGCCTGTGATACTTTTTGTTCAACAGTTGCGATGCGAGCATCAACATAAGATTGCAGGGGTTTCACTAACTCTGGATAGTCTTTGACTATCTCAGATAGATCCACATCTACTGCTTCTCTCTGTCTCTCAACTTGAGCATCAGTCTTCATTACCTCCATAGCTGTGATTTTATTATTCATCTCAGCTAAAGCGGCTTCGAGTTCTTTCTTCTCCTGGGTAGACTTGGTCATTTTCGCCTGAGCGTTTTTATACCTTTCTTCCCACTGTTCGGCAGATAAGTCTAAACCTTTATCTTCGGATTTAGTCTCTTCTTCCTGAATCTCTTCTGGCTGATTAGATGATTCTTCAGTATCCTGAGATTCATCGGGTGAATTTTCCTCAACTTCTTCGACCTCTTCGGGTGTGTCCTCTGCTTCTGCCTCTTCGATAGCTAATCCTTTGGCTTCTGGTTCGGATTCCTCCTGAGCATCTTGAACTTGTTTCAACATCTCATCAGCTTCTTTTTCAAGCTTTTCAGCGATTATCTCGCCTTTAGTTTTTTCTCTTTCCATTTTCTCGGTCCTTAATCGGGGTATCGATCAAATTAATTATAAATGTTAGATGTATCCTTTCGGGTGCCTAACGAGTTGATTACCTTATCAGCAATCTGGTCTAAAGATACTATAAACTTAAGCATCTCGCAACGACCTTGACTATGTTGGTAGTTGTCCGTTATTTCCAACTGGTCCCGCTCCGCCTGGCGTAGGGACTCCATTTCTTGCATCAGGACCGACCATTCCGTCCCCATTTGGGACTTGATTAGCTTCACCGCCTTGCTGGCTGGCAAGGATAGCTTGTTGTAATGCTTGCTCATCCATTAACTCCTTTTGTGATTTTATTACCTCGTCTGGATCAATATCTAGGGATTTAGCAATGTCAGTTAATAGTTTTTCTCTATCAACCATCTGTGCATCCATAGGGTTATTAATCAGCGACAAGAATTGTAACAGTCTTTGTGACTGTACTTCTTTTTGTATCAGGGCTGTGGATCCTTTTGCAATAATACGCATATCGGATTTAACATTTTCATTTTCATTCCATGTCATATTCCAATCGTAAAGTGAGCGTATCATTGGTCTTGTTAGAAAATCATCAATATTTTTGATGACTGATTTGAGAACAATATTGGCATTACTCATTAAGATAGAAATACCAGTAGCTGTTCTATTAAGTGAACTTTGTGTTTGTCCATGGGTATAAGAAGGCAACGCAGTCGTTTCATCGGCAAACCTTCTGAATAATTCTATAACAGAGACAAGAGCTGGCGAGTTTGATTGGGGTTGATAGAAACGAACCATAGGTTGATTACCGTCTCCGCCCTCTCGCAAGAATACACGCCATGGATACAACTCAGTCGGATCTTCTCCAGATGCCATGATATCAGTATTAACTTCAACCATAGGTCCTGAGGATAGAGCAACATTATCTAGATATATTCTAGTCGCTGCATTCATGGTGGCTTGAGAGTCACGCATCATTCTTGGAACACCTGTGCCCCAAAATGCATGTGGGTTTTTCTCATAGGGGAATATGAAATATGGAATAATGTTACCAGGTAATGGGTTCAACTGAGCCTTGATTACCTTACCAGATACCATCCATATGTTAGCACTGTATTCCATTGATAGGTCATCATCCTGACCAAACTCTACACCAGCATCTTCTAAGTCATGTCCATTTAATGAACCCCAAAACTCTAATACTTCAAACTTCTCTGTATTAGTGTTGCTGTCATTAACATTAGCGATGTTTCTTCTATCGACTTCATGTTGAGCTTCATCGTGATTACCGTCTGGATTCATTTCTATACACTCATCAATTAAATCAACATTGAATCCTGGATAGTCTTTTAAAGCTGAAAATTCTGTTCTTGAAATAATATGTCTTCTAAATATGTCACGCATATCATCAACTGATGTAGCGTGTGGGTCTGGGTAAAGGTCAAAGATAGAGACAGCCTCCATTTCTGGCATGGCGTTTTCTTCATAAATTAAATTAAAACCTTCATCACCCTTTATCCACTTATGATCTTTTTCAATTCGCAATGTGCCAGACTTCATAGCACCTGTACCAAAAATAACTTGTTCCATAATGGCATCTTTCATTTTACCTTCTAAGTTATTTTCTAGAGCTTGATCTAATATAGCCTCTTCCATATTTTCAACTCTTTGCTCAGTCTCAGCTTCAATCTCTTCGGTTAACTCATTAAGTCTTGCCATAACAAGTTCTTCAATACCTGCGGTGCCAACCTGTTCAGCTGCTTGTTGTATCTCCAGAGCAGCTTTTTCGGCAAGCTCTTGTTCAACTAATGGCTGTTTGGAGACGGGTGTCTTCTCAATAGAGAAAAACTTTTGTCCTGGTTGAAATAAAAGATCGGTGATTCTTGAGTAGGCTGCTAATACTTTGGTTCTAGTAAGTCCTACATAGACTTGGGATCTATCACCCTTAGACTGTATCTTAGATAATACATCAGGATCATACTGACCCATAAATGCTCTGAGGTCTTCAATCCAGTCATCCTCTATATCATCCCGAGCATCTTTATACTCAGTATATTTTGATTTAAGTATTGATCCCAGCGAGGCAAGTTCTTCAAGCTCTTCTTGCGTAGCGTCAGCTGCTGCGGATATTCCCTCTGGTCCTAGTTCTTTGTCCATAGTCTAAAAAAATTGTTTCTTCACCCTCTTGAAGTTTTGCCTATGTTTTCTTGGCATACTATTTAATCCAAATAGGGCAATAGCATATGCCATTATTCTATCATCAAAACAACCTGTCTGGGCGTTTGTTATGCCTCTAGCGTCTACGACATAAGTTCGTAGCTCATCTATTAGCTCTTTGTCTACTATACCACTTTCTCCTTGACGTAGTAAATGCACTAAGTTATCAATAATTAAAGGCTTTGTCTTGCTGGTTGTTAAAAAACCTGCACGCCTAGTTAATCTATCTACATACGCATCGTCTACACTTTGTTCAACATAGAGGTTTGGATAGTTAAGTTCTTGTATTTTTCTAATAGTAGTTAGACCGTGATTGTTTCTTTCAATCAAGGTC